GTCCGTTTTTCGAACTAACTAAAAGAAACTTGGCTACTCTAAGATTGCAATCAACGTTCCTTAAAACTTTTAGATTGCCAAATTCAGCTTCACACACTTCAGACGTGACAGTTTTCCATGATGAATTGATTTGAAGCAACCCAGAGTCGTACGACCCATCTTTATTCAAGGTCCAAACAATCTTGCCGTTTTCCCAAATAGCGTTGACTGACTTTGGATTGCAACGCGACTCTCGCCAAGCAATGTACGAAAACACCTCGACTGGCTCAAGGCCATGCTCTGCGAATGAGGCTTCGTACTGTGGGCAGCGCTTGCTCTTGTCGTACGAAATGTTGTACTTGATAACTGGCTTTGGCACCTTAGGTACGTTGGTTGTCGGAAGGCCATTCTTCTTTAAAACCGCGATATGACGCTTGCGAGTTAGTGGGCCATATAGCCCGTCAACCGAAACGCGGCCAATGGCGCGTTGGAGAGTTTTGACTCGCTCACTTCTCTCTTTGAACTTGTACTTGGCAAGTAAAACGTCTTGAGCAACTTGGACAGTTTCAATTTCGTACTTTGTCATTGTTTGATTTTGTGCCATTGCCACATTAGTTACAGAACATAAACTGACTAAAGACAATAACAAGCCACTAAAAATTTTCATCGTATTTCTCCTTGGGAAAGGGGCAAGGGAAGTTATTGAGGTATTAGCAATTATACTCTACTCACTCAGGAAAAAAGGGACTCATCTATTATAAAAGTGATCATACCCTGGTATATATGGCTCTAAGAGGAAAAAAAGTGTTTTACCCATACACTGCAAGGGTTTGAGCAAGTTTCGCTAAAAACCCGCTTTTTAGAGACTTTTTGATAAAATAAACACATGCGAAAAAATTCAGCCGGTGTAAGCAGTCAAAAGCTAAAAAGAGCTAAGAAGAACCAGCGTCGTATCACTCAAAAAAAGAAAAAGTACGCCGAAAAAGGCCCTTTCTCTTAGTAGAAACCAAACACGGGGAAACCCTTGGTGCATAAGGCTTTCTGCCGTAAACCTTTAACATTAAGGGTTTACATAGGAAGTTGTACAAAACAATAAGGAAAGCCATGGAAACAAACAAGCTCAAGCAAAACATTAGTATTTCTACAGAACCCTGGCCAGAAGGTTTGTACCCGATGTCAGTCAGAATGAAAGATAGCAGACGGCGATACATGACTTCTGCGCATGTATCTATTTCTCCGCTGCCGCCTCAGACTTTAGTGTACGAGACACGTGATAGCTTCCCAAGCGCTGGTGTAACTCTTGACAAAAATATTAGTCAGCTCAATCTACTTATTCCGCCAGGGACGTACCAAGTCACCTGCGAAAAAGCTGATGAAAAGGTAACCACAGAAGTTACTGTTGTAGATCCACTAGCCGCTATTATCAGTAAGCCATGGAAAGATGGCCGTGACTTCTACTACCGAGACCAAAGATGGGATCGGTACATTCTTCGTGAAAACTCATATAATAGAGTTGTCATCAACGAAAATGATAGAGTTCTTGACCTTGGCGCTCATATTGGCATTTTTGCACGAACAGCTCTTGCAGCAGGCGCAACAGTAGCTTGCTACGAACCTGAAGTAATTAACTACAAGCTTCTGCAAATGAATGGCACCCTCTACGGTGACAAGTTTTTCTCGGTAAACTCTGCTGTCGTTGCTGATGATTCAGACTTTGCATTGGCAGGTTTTGCTTCCCTGTGGATCGATGCTGACGGTGACGGTGACTCCGGTCGCTCTGCTTTACATTCCTTGTATCGCACTCGAGGAGCGCGTCTACCTGTCAATGTTTCAGTTGTATCTTGGTCTCAAATACTTAAAGACTTTAACCCAACCATTCTTAAGGTTGACGTAGAAGGCGCTGAGCTGTCTTATGACTGGCGTGCTCTATCAGAATGTAATGACTTGCGCACAGTCGCGCTAGAAATTGAAAATAAGCAAAGCCAGGAAGACGACAAACAACGAATCATTGAGTCCCTCAAGGATCTTGGCTTTACTCTTATCAAAGAAACAAACGGCTGGTCAACGGTTCAACACTGGGAACGATAAGAGTGCCAAAAAAGAATACAAGCGAGATTGCTCTCTTGTATGCACGTGTCTCTACTCAGATGCAAGTTAACGATGGCATGTCACTGGGCGCTCAGGAACGTGATCTTCGTCGCGCAGCCGAAATGGCTGGATTTACCGACTTCGAGCTTTTACGTGAAGAGGGCCGCTCTGGTAAATCAATCCAAGGACGCCCGGTCCTTCGTGACGCACTTGACAGATTAGACAGAGGCGACGCAGCTGCTTTGTTTGTAACGCGTATTGACCGCCTTGCAAGATCAACTCAGGACTTTCTAAGCATTGTAGATCGCGCTAACAAAAATGACTGGCGTATTGTCATGCTTGACCTCAACCTTGACACGGCGACGTACCAAGGTCGCTTTGTTGTCACCATCATGAGCGCTCTTGCTGAAATGGAGCGTGGGATTATTGCAGAACGTCAGAAAGATGTTCACAAGGATCGTAGGGAAAAGGGTCTTAAGTGGGGAGTAGATCTTGGACCCAAGCAGCGGATTACCGACGAGCTCTTTGTAAAAATCAAAGACTACAGAACAGCCGGGATGTCATACAAGTCAATTGCTGACCGTCTCAACAAAGATGGAATTGCCACTGCCTTTGGCAAAAAGTGGTACCCAGCAACTGTCAAACACTACATCGACAAAGACGGATAAAGAAAGGTGGCCGGAGGAGCAGTCTCAAAGCTGTGTAATCAAGACGCTCACTCCGGCCTAGACGCTCCTCTCCCAAAGCGCCAACCTTAGAAGGAAATAATACACTGAGTTACTGAAAAACTAGTAACTTAAGAGATATTTTCTTCTGCAAATAAAGTAATTGCGTTGATCAAAAACTGGTCAACTTTTAGGCCAACCGCGGCTGCGGTGGTTTCAATCATCTGAAACTCCCGGCGAGTATATCTTAGCGTTGTGATCTTCTGACCAGTTTTTGTATACAAGGTAATCGTGTGTCTTCTAATAAGTAGATCAATAATCTTCTTCATCGAGCAAACCTTGTTGCTACGCCCCAGTCAACATCTCCAGTAGGGACAGATCTTGGCATGAGCATTCTGCCCATGATCTCAGCTCGTGAACCAAGACCGTTAATGTCTAGGCCGCGTTCTGCCAACTTGCGTTGAAAGGCAATCTGTGTCATTGGCTTTTCACCACGTTCTTCTGACCATACGCGATAAACTGCGTACAACGACTTAATCGGAGTAGACGCACCTTCAAGTTCTTTAGTTTCTTCAGTTAAAAAGAACCCAATACGATCTTCGTTCTTGCGATAAATCTCTGCTGCTTCACTAACAACTGAGCACCAGCCAAGCGCATCACGTTCGCTTGAACCAAGAAGCTTAATTGCACCTTCAACTGCCCAAGACAAAACTGCAGGCAGTCCACCTTCTGGGTCGAACAGGTAGTGCTTCAAATCTGGGTCTGGCTTTTCTGGAACCTTTGTCATTGGGATAGGACGAATACGACGCCACATGGCATCGTCAGAAATAATCGGACGGTGGTTAGTTGTAATCCAAAGCTTGGCACGCGATTGGAATGTAAACGGCTTTTCACCAGGTGAACGTGCTGAAATTTCAGATGAACCCGTTAACTTCTTAACTGAGTTTTCTTTCATGCGCTCAGACTCTGGCAATTCGTCTACCCACACAAGACGACGACCACGAAGTTCTGCCCAGTGGTAAAGATCTGACCCGTGCGCGTTCCCGTCACCTTGAGCAAGAATACTCGAGTCAAGTGGCCATGCGTATTGCGATGTTCCCATTGCTTTAACAAGAGCTTCAACAAGAGTGTTTTTACCAGAACCCGCCGGGCCATAAACCAAAAACATAATGTCGTAAGTGCGTAAACCTGTCAACGAGTAGCCAGCAGCTTTTTGGATCCACTCTTGCAGTTCTTTATCTCCGCCAGTAGCAAAATCAATAAATTGCTCCCAGCGAACATTACGAATACCGGGATTGTATGCAACAGGCGCTCGGCGCGTAATGTAAAGATCAGGGCGGCCACGAAGAAGCTCTCCCGTGCGTAAATCAATAACTCCATTGGATACACCAAGCAATGTTTCATCACTGTCCCATGACTCGACAGCAACTTGCACACGCGGGTCGGACGTAGCGCTTTCAATCGAGCTATTTATGCGCGCGTTTGATTTTGCTTGCTGCGCCCAACGAATTACTTCCGACTGCTTATCAGCGTCGTCAAGATAGTGAACAACCTCACTTGCAATGATAGGCGCAACTTTTTTAGATAGCTCACGCATTTCGAGATTTTCAACGTCAGGCTTCCAATATCCGCCGTCCCAATGAAACCATCCAAGGCCTGGAGTGTATCTAATTGCGGGACCAAAGGAGTCGACGAGTCGGCGTCCATTACCAGTGTCAGTAAGACTTCGTTTGCCTGGCTCCCCACCCTCTTCTGCACCAAGAGCATCTGGGTCAAGTGGTACATCGATGTTTTTGAGGCTAGTCGCTGACGATAACGAGTCGCCATCCACCATAGAGTTGTGAACAGCGCCACCAATAGTACCGGGAAGGTTGGTAGGTGCAATGTCCGGAGCAGAACTCTGCGCCGTCTGCCTTGCCTGCGTAGTAGTTGCACGACTCTCCTCTGTTGATTTGTTTGCCCATTCTTTAAGTCCGGGCCAGAGTCGTTCAGTCTTTGGATTGTCAGTTACAAATTGAATAGCACGACGGACGTGCATTAGCAAACCGCCAGGGCCTTCAAGCTCCAACGGTGGGCGAACCTTTTCAGCATTAAAACGAATCATCATCGTTTCAACTGCAAGCTTACCTGCTTCAGTGTTTACTGGAAACTTATTAGCAAGTGCACAAGCAAGTGAATAAATATCTACAGCACGCGAACCCTCGTCGATACCGTCAGCAAGAAGACGATCAACATCAACGCGCTCGCCGGCAAAATCGAGTGAGTCTAAGAAACTCCAGTCACCTTCACCTAACGCTGTTTCCGGGCGCTTGCCTCGTTTACGAAGAGCTGCTAAAAGATCTTCAGGAGCTTGAGCTACTTCAATTTCCCATGGCGCTTTGCCTGGCGCCCATTCGTAGCAAACACCAGAAAAGTGACGTGACGGCGCAATAAGAACATAGCCATTGTGCTTAATATCAATTCCGCCAAGGCCAGCTTTTTTAAGATTGCCTACAAGAGCTTCTGACTCATCGCATTTATAAAACAAGTGACGACCGCGTTGAATTTTGCCACCCATTGAGTATTCACCAGTGATTGCTTCAACCGTCGGTGGAAGTGCACCTTCAACAAGAGCTTCAAACTTTTCAAATGAATCAGGACCGCCAGCACGAGGGTCAATATCAATTACAAAAAATCCACTAGGGCGGCAAAACACTGCTGTGTTAAGCTCCGGATTTGCGTCCCACCACTGTTTTACGATGTTTACGTCTGGTGTTGCTTGATTATTCCATTCACCAATACTAGGATGCTTACCAACATCTTTAGGCTCGGCATGAGTGCCACCGCAAGTGCAACGACCACCTACGATCCCATAACATGGAAGCACATGCCAACCTTTGGCTGCGTACCATTCGGCTGCTGGTCCAAGTCTACCGTTTGCTTTATCCCATCCGCTCACTTAGCTACACTCGTTTCGCATTGTAGCGAGGTAACCCAAAACAGTGCGTCATCGTATGAAATGTAAACTCTGTCTCTTCCAGTCTCTGTCTTAGTTTTTAGTGCTGGCAGGGCACCGCTGGCTACAGCTCGTGCTACTACTCGTGCAGGTATTCCGTGCATCAATGCAACTCGGCGAATGCTGAGTCGTTTGCTGATGTCTGAGTTTTCCATGTTAAATGTCCGTCTCGGGAGAAGTTGTTTTTGTGACATTTGTGATATTTGTGACTAGGTAACTATAACAACCCAAAGTCTCTCTTACCGAACTAATAGAAGTTTTCTTAAGCATTTTTTTTTAACATCAAAGGTGGCAAGACTAAAAATTGTATCATAGGTTACTACGGTATGTTCTGTAGTGTATACAATACATAGAACAGTATGTGGTACTGTTAGATTGTCTTTTAGTAAGGACTACACATGGAGGTTATTGTGGGATCGCTTTTTGACGATATAAAGAAAGAACAAGGACAAAAAGGCAATCGTTCCCGTATTGCTGAGATCCTTGAGTCATTGCCAGATGATGAAAGAAAAGACTTAGTCAAGGCGCTTGACGACCACAGTATTCCAGCATCAAATATTTCAAAGGCACTTGCTAAGCGTGGACACAAGCTCGCTATCAATGTCATTAGCCGCTACCGTCGCGGAGAATTGTCAACAAAAATCAAATGAGCCTTTCAGACGACATCCGTAAAGAAGACGAAATATCGGAACTTCGTACCGCACTTAAAAAAGCGCAACAGGCAGAGTACAAAGCAAAGCGCAAGGGCGAGGCTCTTATTGAAGCAGTGTACGCCGCAGCTAAAGAATCTGCGCTAGCGTGTGGGCCAGGGAAGATTCTTAAGCCAGCCGCTACCGCACCTAAGGATCCGCGAAAGACCAAGCCAGAGGTCGCGCTGGTTCATGCGACAGACTGGCAAAACGGAAAACTAAGCACTACGTACAACATTAAAAAATGCTCAGACCGCATGGAACAACTTGCGCAAAAAGTAATGGAGCTTACGGCCCTCCAGCGCACCCACCACCCTGTGAGAGAGTGCACACTGATGTTCGGCGGAGACATGGTTGAAGGAATTACTATTTTCCCAGGTCAAGCCTGGGAAGTTGAAGCCCATCTCTTTGAGCAGTTATTTGAGACAGTGAGAATCGAAGAAACATTGGTAAGAACGTTTGCCGCATTCTTCGACAAAGTGCATGTTGTTTGTGAGTACGGTAACCACGGCCGCCTCGGCCGCAAGGGTGAAATGCCAGCAAACGACAATATTGACGCTATTTCTTATCGAATTGCTCAAGATCGCACAAAAGATCTTAAAAATGTCACTTGGCAAATGTCACCTGACTGGTATCAAATGGTCAAAATTGGCAACTATTCAGCTCTTTTAGTGCACGGAGACGAGTGCAAAGGGCAAACAAGCATTCTTCGTAAGGCAAATGCGTGGGCTACCGGCGTAGTTGAGCCGTTCCAAGACGTGTATATGGGCCACTTCCATACACCAACAACAATGACAATGGCAAACGCTGGTCGTGTATTTATTACAGGTTCACCAGAATCTCACAACGAATACGCCCGCGAAGTCATCGCCGCGGTCGGAAAGCCATCGCAAAGACTGCACTTTGTTGACCCAATTAAAGGCAGAGTAACCGCGGAATACACGGTCTGGCTTGACTAACCTGCTTATCATATAGGTCATTTCTTGATAAAATTCGATCATTCTTAGATCGGAGCTTATGTGACTTGGCCAAATGACGTTATCACACGTACAGTCACAGGCACTTATTTGACAGGCGCAGGTGCGCCAGCAAAGGGTCGAGTTACTTTCACCCCAACAGCCAGGGTTGTTGACGAAAATGACGCAGTGGTCATTGAAGACACACTGACAGCGGCACTAGACATCAATGGGTCTTTTGAAATTGATCTGCCAACCACTGACAACCTTATGCTGTCTCCGCAAGGGTGGGCGTATCAAGTCAATGTCAGACTGTACGGAGTAAAGCCGCAAAAGTTTTTTGCTGTTCTCCCTTATGGCGACGGCACTCCGGTAGACCTTAAAACTGGCATTAGCGGTAGCGCGTCTTCTTCATTAAGCGACGCGTCTGGCTCATACGCAGCGCGTGGCCCAGTCGGCCCTCGCGGACCTGGAGTGCTAATTGATGACGGTCTACCAAGCGACACTGTAGGTTTTGATGGCGATATCTACATTAACAATCAAAACGGAACTTACTATGGGCCAAAGGCTAATGGAACTTGGCCTACAACACCAGCGTACTCAATTTCAGGCTCATCTCGCCATGTGCACACTCAATCATCACCATCTGCTTCTTGGTCAATAACTCATGCGCTTGGTGGTTTCCCGTCAGTGATGATAGTCGACTCAGCTCGCTCAGTCGTTGTTGGCGATGTGGTCTATAATAGTACTAGCCTAGTGACCGTGTCGTTCACATCTCCGTTCTCTGGGTACGCGTACCTAACATAGCTCAAAGTAGGAGTCAGCAGTGGCAACAAAATTTGTAACAAATTTAGATCTTAATCAAAACCAAATCCTTAACGGACGCTTTGAGGTTTTAAGTTTTGACCCATCGTCTGGCAACTTTGAAGGTCGCATGATCTACCGTTCTGATCTTGACGTAGTCAAGTACCATAACGGAACTGCCTGGAAAACGCTCATTAACAGTGTAGCATCAGCAGGTGCCAACACAGACGCAATTTCAATTAGCAACAACACTGATGGCACAGTTTCTATTACACTAAACGTTGCTGATACTGACTCTGCTGGTCTTCTTTCCGCAACATTTTGGAACTTGCTTAATGGCGCAACTGCAGAAGCTACTGGCTCTACATTAGCTAAGCGCGACTCAAGCGCTCAAATTAAAGTTGCTACGACACCGACA